CGACCACCTTCCAACGCTGGGGCCGCGGCAACTGCTCGGCCACCTCCGAGGGAAGGTCGACCATGATCTTCTCGAGTGCCTGCTCAAGGAGCAGGACGGCCTCGTCTGTTTCGGCGTTCTCGGTACCGAGCCTGAAGAGATCGTCGGCCCGGTTCATGAACCACTGCTGATCGGTCAGGCTCAGCTCGTCGGGCGTACGCATCTCGTAGAGCCGATCCTCCGAGAGCACGTCGCCCTGGTCGTCAGTCGCGGGCGTGCCCTCCGGCGCGAGCTTCGCGCTCTTGATCCGAATGGTCTGGCGAACGGGGGCCAGCGTTGAGAGGTCGAGGATCGGTTCCGTCATGTGACTGCGCCTCCTGGGGGGCCGTGTCGAGGTCGATTCCGCGGCTCTTGCAGATGAGCTTCAGCCGCTCCTGGGTTGCCCGCAGCTTGCGGGCGCTGCGCTTGTGAGCCGACGCAGCGCGCTTGTGCGCCTGCGCCGACTCCTCAAGCGCGTCGTTCGCCTCCCGCAGGAGAGAGGCGAGGTCGCTCACGTCGCGACGGCTGTCTGCTCGATCAGCTTGCCGAAGCCGTTGGAGCTGTCCTCGAGCGCCATGAACGACAGTTCGAGCTTCACCGGGGCGCCCTTGTCCCAGACCTCCGAAGGGCTCCCGCTCTGGAAGCAGATCGGGACCTGGTACTGACAGGCGAGCGCGTCGTTCACCGAGGACTTGCCCCGGGCCAGCAGCGCGAAGGTGGCGACCTCGAACCCCTGCAAGAGCGGGATCGCCTTCGTGCCGGGAACGCCCGTGGACGCCGCCACCGTGGTCACGGTCGCGTTGTTGTACGCCTGCGCGTACTGGGTCGGGGAGACGTCCACCAGCGTCACGCCGATCTCGAGGGCCTCCTCGGTACGGAAGGCCTTCTGCGGTGCGGTCGAGCCGGCCGGAGTGAACGTCTCGACCGTCTGGTTGCGGCCGACGGCGACGCCGCCGTCGTCGTAGTTCTTCGCCCCGGACGTGCCGACCTTGATCCACGAGCCTGAGGGCGCGGTGTCGATGTTGGGGAAGGCGGTGGCGACGGGCGCCAGGTACAGCGTCAGCGGGCCGACGACGATCTCGTAGGGGGCGCTCATGAGTTCTCCTTGGTGTCAGAGTCGGTGGACTGCCCCTCGCCGGCGGCCTCGGGCTTGTTCTTCGCGCCGTCCGCCTTGGAGACGTCGACGTGGGGATCGGCGAGCAGCTCCTTGGCGCGCTTCGCGCTGACCTCGAAGGTCTGACCGCCGGGGATGATCTGGTCGCCCTCTTCGAGCTGATGGTGCTCTGGGGCCTTGAAACGCAGGGTGGGCATCGTTCGGGTTCCTCTCGGTTAGGCCGGGACAGCAATCTCGGACGCGAGCACCTGCCACGAGCTGAGCGTTACCGGCCAGTCGTTGCGGGGGTCGCGGCCCGTGTTGCCGCCGGCGGCTGGTCGAGCCCAGTGCAGGCGGATGCCCGCGCGGTTGTGGGCTTCCATCTGCTTCAAGGCCTGGTGAGCCTCGATGTAGAGCTCGTGGGAGCTGTCTTCCGTGGCCGCGTAGCAGTCGACGTCGAAGCGGCGGTCGCCGTACTCCTGCCAGCCGCCACCGAAGGCTCCGAGGCCGCCAGCAGGGCTGACGACGATCGACGCTCGTGGCATCTGTGGAACCGCAGCCTTTGCGATCTCGCCGCCGTAGATCCGGTTCCCGGTGAGGTCAGTCACCGCGGATGTCGCGGCGAGGAAGGCGACGAGGCCCGAGACAGGGTCGGGCCGGCTCACAGCCGCTCCCTGATCCGGTCGGCCAGCTTGGGAAACTCGATGTCGGCGGAGGGGCGCAGGAAGGGGAAGACGCGCTCCTCGAACAGCCCGTAGCCGCCGCGGCGCTCGACGGTGCCGAAGCGGCCTGAGGCCGTGGAGCCGTTCACCTCGGCCGGCTCGCTGTAAACGCGCTCAACGCGGGGCGTCACGTCGAACCACCAGTAGCCGGCGGCCTCGTGCATCGGAAGATCGAGCGAAGTGGAGGATGCGTGCTCGGCCGCGGCTGACGTCGTCTCGTCGATCGCCTCGACGACCGCGCCGCCGATCTCCTCCATCAGCTTGCTGCCTCGCCAGTTGAGCATCAGCGAATCCGCTCCAAGCTGAGTTCGAGGTGGTCGGGGAAGCGCTGGACGCCCTCGATGTTCATCGGCCCCTCGAAGATCACGGCGCCGCGGTCCACCACCTCGCCGATGCGGTCGCTCTCGCTCACGTCGATTCCGAGCGGCAGGGCGAGCCGACGGCCTTCGTAGGCAGCCGTCTGGCGGTCGGCGGCGGGCTCAGCCACTGACTCCGTCCAGGCGCGACAGGGCACGTCCTCTGCGATCGGCTGCCAGTCAGGCTCGTCGCTCTGGTTCCAGCCGGTCCTCGGGGCCGACTCGTCGGCGCTGGCGTCGCGTTCGATCGTGCAGCGGTGGCGCATCCCCACCCGTGAGGACAGGAGGCTCATCGAAGCGCGCTCGACTCCGAGCGGCGTCCGGTCAGCTTCCGAAGCGTTCGGCGCTCCTCGGACGTCAGGAGAAGTCCCTGGACGGGGTAGACGACCCTCTCGCCGCCGTAGCCCTCCTGGGCGACGGCTCCTGGATTCACCCAGGCCCTGACGACGGCTTCCAGGCAGATCGCCTTGACGGAGCCCGGCGTCTCCTCGAAGCCGTGGGTGTAGGTGACCACCAGCTCCTCCGAGGGGTCCCCGAGAGTCGTCGGGCTGAGTAGGTCTCCCCAGAGGCCCCCGCCGGCGCGGGCGAGGTGGTCTCTGTCGAGGTAGTAGCTCGACGGGTCCTGGGAGTCGCCGGCGATCAGGACCGAAGAGATCGAGACCACCGGCCGCTCGGGGAGGAGGATCTTGCCCTCGCGCGAGCCGCGCAGGATGACCGTCTCGTCCTCGACGAGCTCGATCACCTGGCGCGCGGCATCCTGGATCAGGCCGGAGGCGAGGGAGAGCAGGGCATCGGCCCTGCTCTCCTCGTCCCCCTGAAGCTCGATCCCGAGCCGCGCAGCGAGTTCGTCTGCTGAGGCGAACTGCGCCACGGGATCAGAGCGCCTCGACGGCCTCGATCAGCTCGTCCTTGGAGTCGAAGTCGGCCGGGTCGAGCCCCTTGGACTCGGCGTAGGCGTCCCACGCGTCGCGCTTGGCGCTCTTCGCCGGCGGCTCGTCGGAGACGAACTCGTCCGCGGGCACGTACTCGTGGGTGCCGGCCTCGACGAGCTCCTCGGCGTGGTCGTCGGCCGCGGCGACGGACTCGCCCGTCGCGACGTTGATCAGGTCCTTCATCGTTGATCCCTCCTCAGGGGTCGGTGTCCTCGGAACGTGAGGCACCCCGCCGCGAGCGAAGCCGCGGCGGGGTGCTCAGGCTCAGGAGGCGGTGATCTTCACCGAGCGGACGAGCAGCTCGTTGCCGCTCTTGCGCACCTTGCCGGCGGTGACGTCGGCCGAGAAGTTCACCGCGGAACCTCCCGCCGTGGTCGACACCTGGAACGTGGTCGAGGCCAGGTTGGCCGCGATCACGTAGTACTCCCGGTTGACCGTGAGGCCGGTGCCGCCGGTCAGGGACGAGAACACGACCCGGTCACCCGCGGCGTAGCCGTGAGCGGTGGCGGTGTCGATGATGTCGTCCGCCGCCGCGGAGGTGGCGAGGGTCACCTCGGCGCCCGGCGTCGCGTCCGTGGGGACGAACCGGCCGTTCGCGTCGAAGTAGCCGGGGTCCTTCGTGATGCCGACGCCGACCCACGAGTCGAGAGCCAGGATGTCCTGGATCGTCGCGGAGTCGAGGACGCGCACGACGCGGATCGCGAGCCCGTCGTAGGACTCGGAGGCGCCGTAGGGCGCGCCGTCGGGCACGACCGGGGCCATGTTGACGAACGGGAACGCGGTCGCGTGGAACGCGTACCCCTCGTCGGGACCGAGGCCCGGCACGGAGACGACGGTGAACCCGGCCTTGCGGCCGATCGTCGCGTCCTCGAGCGCGGAGGTGCCGCCCGACTCGTTCGCCTTGACGAACAGGTCGGTGCTGAGCAGCTCGGTCTCGATGCCGGAGCCGACCGCGAGGACGCGACCGGCCTGCGGCACGCGCGCCTTATTCAGGTACTCGCGGGCCGGCAGGACCAGGTCGGTCCAGGCGTTGCCGCTGTACGAGAACGCGATCGACTTCGCGTGGGAGGCGCCGCTCATCGTGGTGATGGCGGTGTCCTCCGCGGTCTCGGCGACGCCGGCCATCAGCGGACTCAGCACCTGGGTGCCGAAGTTCGAGATGTCGAGCGTCAGCTCCTCATCGCTGATCGCGACGTCCTTGTAGATGTCGGTGTCGAGCGTGACGTCGACCTTCTGCTCGGCGAGGCTGTCCCGGGTGCGGGTCGCGCCGGAGCGCAGCGCCCGGGTGCGGGCCTTGCCGTAGGCACCGAGGCGGACCGTGACGGTGTCGCCGGCGGCTCCGACGTAGTCACTGGCCGACTGGCGCCACAGGAGGGCGGGGATCACGGTCTCGCGGCGCAGGACGCCGAGACCGGCGGCGGCGATCTTGCTCGCCTTCAGGAACGTGGACATGAGCTATCTCACTTTCGGGGGTCGTGCGCCGGGTTGGCCTGGCGCTAGTAGGACCGCGGAATGGACTCCGCGAGCTTTCGGGGGTCGGTCTCCTCGGGCTCCGAGGAGGGGCTGGCACCAGGCCGCAGACGCTCGCGAGGGCGACGCTTGGGCTCCGGGCGGCCCTCGTCCTCGCGGAATGAGGCGAGCAGCTCGTCGGCGTCCGCTTCGAGCTCCTCCTCGTTCTCACCGATCAGGCGCTTGGCCTGGGTCTCGGTGAGTCCCTTCTTGAGTGCGACCCGAAGCCGAGCTGCCTCGCTCTCGGCCTTCGATGCGCGCCCTTCGGCGCCGGTCGCTCTCTCTTCGAGCTTGTCCTTGTCGGACTTGCCCTCTTCCTTCAGCCGCTCGAGCTCCTCGATCTGGGGGGCGAGATCCTTCAGCCGCTTACGGAGGCTCTTGGCCTCGTTGTTGGCCTTGTTGATCTTCGCCTTCGCCCGCTCCTCGTCGAACTCCTCATCCTCCTGGGGGTCGGGGTTCTCGTCGGGCTTCGGGTCGTTCTCCGGCTTGGGATCTTCGGCCGGCGTCTCGTCGTCGGGCATCGGTGAACCTCCTGGGTTCAGGTGGCGCCGGCCTCCGGGGCTGGCTCTATTGATCGGACGCGCGCTCGCGCATCCACTTCTGCATCTGCTCAACCGCTGCATCCGACATCTCGATCGTCTGCGGGCTGAGAGCGCCAGGGCGAACCCCGGGAGCTGCTGCCGCGGTCTTGGGCGATGAGCCCGAGTAGGCGCGGCGGAAGGCGTTGAGCAAGTCGTTGCTGGTTCCGCGAGCCAAATCACCGGACTCGCGGGCCTCGGCGGCGGCGCGGTTATAAAGGTCGCGGAAGGCCTGATTGCGCTCGGGCAACTGCGAGCCCTCGTAGAAGGGCTCCGCCGTGCAACCGCAGGCATCGTGGCTCTCGAAGCTCGCCGTCTCCTCGGTGAGGTAGACGCCGCCGCGGCCGGCAAGCATCGCGCAGAAGGCGCAGGGGTCGCCGTCGGTGATGCGGATGTAGGTCTCGACTTGACCGTCCGCCTCGATCGAGCGTGTGATCGCGCCCCGGCCGCCGTTGAGGGCGTGTCGCGAGACCGCGCCGGACGTGCGGGCGAGAGCGCCCTGCATTGCGGCCTGGGGCGACTGGCCGGCGGCGATCGCCTTACGGGTCATCGCCTCGCCGGTTGCGTAGAGAGAGGAGACGACCTGCTCCTCATTCACCGCAGGCGCGGCCTGGGGCGTCGCAACGCCGGCGACCTTCTCCGCCTTGCGGAAGGCCTCGTAGTAGGCGGCGGCGGCGGCCGAGGAGGTCTGGTGGTGCAGCTTGACAAGCGGGACTGTCGCTGCGACGAGCTGACCGAAGCTGGTGCTGTCGCCGTTCCACAGCGGCCAGAGCCGCGAGAAATCCCGGATCACCTGCGCCTGGACGGTCAGTTGAGCGCGGCGGTGCTGCTCGGTGAGCTGGGCGCCAGCGGCGGTGCGCGCCATCAGGCAAGAGCGGGCTCGGTGGCTCCGTTCGCCGCCTGGCGTTCAAGGAGATCCGTGAGGACGGCGAAGGAGTCCCCCTGCTGCGCCGCGGCCTTCCAGCGTGCGACGTCCTGCTGCGTGGCTCCGGGTACCCGCTCCCACAGCTCCTGCATGGGGATGCCGAGCATCGTGACCAGCTTCCCGAGGCCGTCGACGGTGGCGGCGAAGGATCGCGCCGAGGTCTCGCGCCAGACCACCTGGGCGTCGGCGGGGATCTCGAGCCGCTTGTAGCGGCCGATGAGCTGGAAGACCTGCTCATGCGCCTCGCCGTTCAGCGTCTGGCGCTCGTTGACCTTGCGATCCTTCCCGGCCTCGGCGGCGGCGAGGGCTTCGGCTGAGAGGTTGATCAGCGATCCCGTGAGCTCGTGGACCGGCGTCTGCGAGAGGGACGCTGCGTAGCGGAGGACGGCGTCGCGCGACTCGATGTAGCCGCTCAGGTCCGACTGGTTGAACTCGCCGATCTTGATCTCGTTGCCGTCCTCGTCGACGACGTCCTCGAAGGTCCAGAACGATGAGGCCGACGCCTTCATCATCTCCTCTTCCTCTTCGGCGACCCAGCCCATGATGTAGCGCTGGCGGAAGGCGCCGTAGTGCTGAGCGACCAGCAGGCCGATCGTCGTGAGATCGGTCTGCTCCTGAAGAGAGAACATCGGAGCGACCTGGCCGAGCAGCACCGTGGAGGTCTCGCCGAACAGGGCGCCGTCGGGATCGACTTCGTCGTCGGCATCGAGGTCGTCTTCGTCGCGGAAGCGAACGACGGGCGTGACGCCGGCGTCGTGCTCCTTGGAGTCGACGAAGAGCCACTCGGTGTCGCTCTTGCGCTCGAGGTAGTAGACAGCCTCCTCGTCGTAGAGCTTCCACACGCCGCGGCCACAGCGCTCGATCGCCCACATCGGCCAGTCGGGGTTCTCGCCGTAGAGGGCGGTCATCGAACGCGGCGAGACGCCGCGGACCACTGGCTCGGGGTCGCCCGGAAGGACCACGGCGTAGGCGGCGTTGTAGGCGAAAGCAGCGCGATGGATCCCGGCCTGGCGCGCGTCCATGCGGTTCGCCTGCCACACGTCCCACGCCTCACGCTGCTCGCCGGCGGCGTCGCGGAACCCGTCGACAAACATGCTCTGCGCCAGCGTCGTGACCGGGATGTTGCAGATGTTGATCCGGGCGTTCCTCGCCATCCGCTTCACCTGCGGCGGGGCGTTGGAAGGCAGGGCGCTCGCGAGGGGCTGCTTGCCCTTCCAGTACCGGCGCACCACGTCGAGCTGAGCCCGCTCGGCGGTATGGAGCTTGTAGGCCTCCTTCGCCTGGGCGACGGCCTTATCGGAAGTGAGCGGCAACGAGGCCTCCTACACAAACGCGGCTTTGCCGGTCCGCTTGCGGCGGCGGCGCTTGCCTGAGCTGAGAACGAGGCGCCGCACCATGCGAACGCCGATGACGCAGACGGCCGCGTCGATCTTCTTGGGTGAGTCGCGCGACTCCTTGCCGATCGAGACCCACTGTCGGTACGGCCGGCGGCGAGCGTTGGTCAGGTGGCGCGTGAGGCGAGGGTCGCCGTCGTAGGTGAACTCGTCTGGGCCGGAGAGGATGTCGGCGTGGCAGGCCTCAGCCGCCTTCGCGAACTCCATCGCGTGCGAGCGCATGTCCCAGGCGATCGACTGCGAGGGCTTCGCGTTCGGCGCCGAGTGGAGGGTCAGGGTCTCGCCGTAGCGCCGCGGCCACTCGGTGAGGGCGAAGGACTCCCACTCGCGAACGTCTGCGAAGAACGCGACCACCTTGAAGCGATCGAAGGCCTGGGCCACCTCGCGGTCAACGTCGGCGGCATCGACGGTCTCGTCCTGGCCGGGCTCCCAGACCCCGAGCGTGAAGACGTGGCCGCTCTCGACATCGCAGCCGACGAGAGCGGTCGCATCCCGTGACTTCGAGCCGTCGAAGAAGAGGACGATCTCGCTGCCGTCCGCGACTGTGACATCTGGCTTCGAACACGGGAGCAGCTCCTCGAGCGCCAGCCACGCGTCGGCGGCCGCGGTGGGCCAGTTCAGGTACTTCCGCTTGTTGTCGTCGGGCTTCGCTCGCAGCGAGTAGAAGCGCTCGACGATCGCGGAGACGTCGATCCAGGCGCAGTCGGCGTAGACGGACTGAAGGGCGGTGGTGAGCGACTCGCGGTCGGCGATGTCGGTCTCGGCCGGGGCGATGACCGCGTCGTAGAGGATGCGCGTCTCGGCCTGCGTCCGGCCCTCTTCCTGGGCGAGCCACGCGTCCCAGGTGTCCTCGGCGACGGAGCCGACTCCGGGGACCCAGGCGTTTGCCGTCTCGAGCATCCGTGAGCCGGACTTCGTGAGGTTGTCCTGAAGCGTGGCCGCCAGCTCGGTGCCGCCGTTCGACGGGCGCCAGTGCTCGGTCTCGTCGGCGACGATCGCGGAGCCCTCGCCGCCCTCAGCCGCGGTCGAGCTCGAGGTGATGACCTCGAGCGTGCCCTCCGGCAGCTTGTAGTAGCGCGTCTTGCCGGGGTCGAGCTGGTAGTCGCGGACGATCGCCGACTCCTTGCCGGCGAAGGCGCGGACCATCCGCATCGTGTTCGCCGTCTGCGACTCGGCGGTCGCGGCGATCTGGACGAGCGGCATGTCGACCGGCCGGCCGATGCAGCCGCCGGCGATCCGCTTGTCGAAGTCCTTGAGTCGGACCGGGCCGCAGAACTCCCCGAGGGCGAAGACCGAGGCGAACGGCGACTTGCCCGAGCCCTTGGAGAGTCGGCGGGTGCCGTGGTTGAAGAGCCACCGCCCGTCCTCGTCGACGGCGTACCACCAGGCGAGGAAGCGGAGCTGCCGAGAGGTGAAGCGGAAGGGCTGGCCGGCGCGGGGCCCGTTCGGCTGGATCAGCAGATCCTCGACCCACTTGGCGACGCCGAAGCCGAGGGTGAGGTCGGGGAGTCCGGGCGGGAGCGTGTCGAGACGCTCAGCCGGCGGCGGCAGCGGCGCGGTCGCGGTAGGCATCGAGGTTCGGCACGTCGGGGTGGTCGGTCTCCGGCGGCTGGCGCTCGATCTCCATCTTCACACGGCGACGAGCTCCCTCGGTCGTGAGCATGTCGGCCATCGCGCCCCAGATGTAGGAGAACATCATCGCCGACTTCTTCTTCGCCCTCAGGTAAGTCGAGATCTCGCCGGCGAGGAAGTGCGCGGCCTGCCAGTCGCTCGGCTCGAAGAAGTGGGCCTGACCGGACTCCGCAAGCGACGCGTACCAGCGCTTCGCCTCGGGGTGCCAGTTGCCGTTCGGCGCCGGCTGTGGGACGAGCTGCGCGGGCGAGGACGGAGCTTGCTTCGCCTTGGTTTTGACCTTCACGGTCTGCGGCTTCGATTCCTTGTTGCGCCGGCGACGCTGGCTCGAGCGCTTGGGAACGGGGCCTCGTGCGCCCATCGGTGACCTCCTGGGTCGGGATCGGCCTCCTGGGCCGAGGACTTGGAAAACCCGTACGGACCGGCAGCCGCT